CCTTTATAACCTACTAGTACTGCTGTAGTGTCTGAAGCATATGAATCAACATAAACTTTCATAGCACCGTTTAGAGTACCTACAAACTTAGTGTTTGTTGGAGCTTCAAAAGTACCTTCTGTACTACGAGCAAAAGCTGAAGTAGTTGCAGATTGTAGTACTGTTAATGCCGCTGGTGATACAACTGCCCAGTTACCTGCGCCACGTCTTGTACGTTGTGCGATTTTGTTAGCTGTTCTGTTAATAAGAACTGCTAGTGCCGCATGCTCGTCACCAACGAATGTTGCTGTACCTGATACTGTAGCTTGGTTATAAGCTTCTTCTGTTGCCGCTAATGCTCTAAGTGAACCTAGAACTTCTTGGTCGATCTCAGCAGTAATTTCTTGTGCTAGTGCCGCCATGATTTCAGCTTCAACGTCAATACCGTGCATTGCTTGAGCATCTTGAGCCGCTTCAAACGTCCAACGTGCTTGCAATTTACGTGTTTTTGCTTCAACAGCTTGTTTTAGAATTTGTACAGAAATCTTACGACCACCGTCACCTTCTAAAGCTGATGTTGCCGCCGCATCCCCAGCAGTTCCGTCACCGGAATAAGCAGTAGCAATTTTAAATGGTGATAGTGCTTCGTCACCTGCTACTACGTCGTTTGCTGTACCTGTTGCGTTATTTGTTTCAGCATATCTTACACGTAATGTGTGAATTTGTCCAACTGGACCAGTCATTGGTTGTACACCAACTAATTCGTTAGCAATAACTGTTGGCATTACTCGTCTGATAACAGGTAGAATAACACGGTTAAGTGTTGCTACGTTACCAGCTGTTGTAGTACCTGTTGCTGATGTTTCAGCTAAGTGCTTTCTTGTGTTTTCTAAGATAACACCCATTGAATTGCGTTTAGAGCCCTGTAGACCTTCTAATAATGCGTCTTTGGTCTCACCCCAACGGCTTTCAAGTAGTTCTTGTGACATGATAATTTCTCCTAATGTCTTTACTTATAGTCCTGCTAGTTTGCGTAAGTCGATAACTTGTGTGTTTTCTTCTTTTGCTTCAACTGGCATGGCTTTATCCCCAGTAACTTCCTTAACTGATTCTGTAAGTGTTGTTTTGTTTGACTTCACTACATTCTCGTTAAGCACCGCTGGGAGATACTTGTTAAAAGTGGCATCTAATTTCTTAGTTTGTACACTCTCTAATAAATTTCGCATAACTTCTGCTTTCTCGTCGTTTAACGGACTTAAAAGCTCATCTAATTTTGCTGTACGCTCATTAGATTCTTTTATTACACGAACTTCTTTTTCTTTTGACTCAACCAACTTTTTAGTTTCGTTGAGTTTTTCGGTTGCTTCTTCTAATTGCTGATCTTTTTGTTCAATAGATGACATTAACTTGCGAATCTCAGCGTTCTCATTTAAATGAGTGCCTGCGAATTCACTTGCGAATGTTTCAAATATTTTACGTCCAAAGCTATTCTCACGAGCAACTTTGATATCTTCCTGCAATTGAGAGAGTTCTGCTTTCAAGTGCTTGGCAACAGCATTTGTCATTTTCTCACTTGATTCTGTAACGAACTTAGTTTTAAGTTCTTCCAGTTTCGCACGAGCCTCTGCTACAAGTTTAACTTTAGTTTCTACAACGTCCTGTTTATCTTGAGCAAATTCTTTAATTTCTTCTGACAATGCTTTAACAACAAACTGTTCTAGTTTTCCAACTGTTTCAGTTTGTGTTTTTCTATCTTGTCTAAGATCTTTGATTTCTTCCGCTAATTTAGTAACCATAAAGTTATTAAACTTGTTAGCGTTTTCTTTCATTGATACGTTAAACTTGACACGGTCTTCTGCTAACTGATCTTTTTCAGCTTTCACTTCATTAAGTTCAGTAGTAAGACTTTCTGTTACCATGCGATCAATCGCTTCAACCATATTACTTTTATCGTGTTCATAACGTTGTGCAAATTCCTCACGGAGCTCTGCACGAACCTGATCTTTGGTTTCTTCTAGTTTAGATTCCCAAGCTTCTTGGATTTCTGTTCTAGTTTCTTCATTAATCAGATCGCTATCTAGCAATGGTTTAATTACGTCTAGCATGATTGCGATTCTCCTAAATCTTGAGATCTTTAATAAGCTTTGTTACTTCGCTTTTTAAATATCTCTGTAGTTTCGAATCTGAACCTGCGTCCTTAGCCATTTCCAACACCTTATGTCCATACTTCATGTTCATAAGTCCTTCATAAATTGCTGTTGGGTAAGCGTTTGGAGCACTTGGTTGAGATACTATATCGACAGTGATAATTTCAAAATCACTGACGTGTCCTGAGCCTTCGGAAACGTTGCCACTTCCTCGACTAGAAACTCCTAATTTAACACCTGAACCTAGCATAGTTTCTACTAGTTTGCCCATTGGTGTCGGTAAAATCTTTAGTTTACCATGACCGTTTGGACCATCCATCCACATTTCTGTGATCATATGGCTTACACGATCTAAATTAATCTTTAAATCATCTGGGTGATCAACTTCGCCTAGAACTGAATATCCGCCTTTAACTTGTTCATTTAAGCTTTCTACAGCGTTTTGAATTTCGTTAACCGGATATACACGTTCGTTAGCATTCTTGACACCACCCTGGATACAAATACCTTTCATAAAAAGGTCTTTACCATCTTCTGAGCTTTCAGTGACAATATTAGCCGCTGTAAAGTTTAGATGTTCTCTTAGGTATGTTGTCATTCTTTTAGTTAATCCCTATTATACTTTTTTAAGATCAGGCTCAGTAGTTCCGCCTAAATCTTGTGCTTTTGGTGCCGGAGCACTTTTTTCTTCGTCTGTTTTAGCTGGATGAGCATCTGCTAACTTTTCTTTCTTACCACCGTCAGCCGCAACTGGAGATGTTTTGTTATCAGTATGATCAGCATGATCAGCTTTGACTGCTTTTAATGAAACTGCTTCTTCAATAGCTTCTTCAGTAGATTCTTCAACAGTTTCTTCTGTAGTTTCCATTGGCATTTCCATTTCGTCTTCTACTTCTTCAGCTTCTTCAGCTTCTGGTTCCATTTCCATGTCGCCTTCTTCTGCGTCAGGAGCTTCTTGATCATTCATAAGACCTTCAAATTCAGCCATTAACTCGTCTAGTTTGTCTTCAAGATCAACTACACGGTCTTCTAATTCTTCTTCAGCGTCGTCTTCGTCTTCTTCAGCAATACCTGCTTCGTCATGTTGAATATCTGACATCATTTCATCAGCGGCATCACCACCTAATGTTACTTCGTCTTCTTCTTCTTCAATTGACTCTTCAACTTTATCTTCTTTTTCGTCTTTGTCGCAATCTTCTGCTTCATCGAGTTCTTTTTCTTCTTCTACTACTTCTTCTGTTACTTCTTCTTCTGTTACTTCTTCTTCTTTCATTAAGTTCTCGTAAATTTCACGAGACTTTTCCACCACTACTTCATGGAATAGCTCTTTAGCCTTAGCTTCTTCATCGTTGATGATGAATTCGATAAGTTGTTCAAATTTGTTCATGTTAAATTCTCCATATATATATGCACAGTAAAACTATGCGGCTAGTATACTATTTAATATAAAAAAGAATTATAGTGGAGTTTTAAGTTAAAAACCGGCCAAAAAGAATGTTTTTTGTGGTATCTTGTAAGATCTTACAAGATTTTGTAATATTTTGTTAACTTTGTTAACTTTTAGAAACTACCGCCTGCTGGTTCAGGGGCTGGTGCGTACTGTTTTCTTACTTTAGATAGTTTTTCGTTTTCTTCATAAGCACGAATATCATTCATCTGTCTCATCTTGTTTATCTGTCTAAGAGTCAGTTTTGTTTTACGTAAATCACCAAGGCGTATTTGTCCATTGTCGTGATCAGCGTCCTGCATTCCTGGAACTGGTCTGTCATACTGTTCGTTGATTTTGTTGAATTCGTTTAGTATCATAACATTATTTATGTCTCTTGTGGTGCGTCTCCACCATCATCGACGTCTCCGCCTTCTGCGTCAATATCTAACTCATTGTCAAGCTCTGCGCCTGTTTCTAAGTCGCCTTCAATACCGCCTGGACTAATACCTACTGAACGCATATCATCACCACTTGGTGTTATACTTTCGTTTTCGTTATGCTCTTCTGCCCATAGTTTTTCATTTTCTAACATCTCGTCTTCTGTTAAACCTAAGAATCTTGCCATCATAAATCGTTTACTCATGTAAGGCAATCCTTCTATTTGTCCATACACGCTAACTCGCTGACTATCCATCTCTGCTTGTCTATAACTTGCGAAGTTTTGTGGTTCATTGAATTTAATATCAAAGATACCTGAATCAATGTTAAATCCTCTCCATCTCATAAACATTTTAAACTCTTTATCAAGTTTTTGGCTTAGTAGATTCTGTAAACGCATACAGTATTGATTAAACCTATATTCTTGAATAAGTGCTGTACCTACTCTACCGTCATTAAATGCTTGTGGTGAGTCTTCTGGTCCAGTAGGCAAGTATGAGCTTGGTACTCTTAAACCTCTTGCCAGTTTATTATTGAAGTATTTCATATCATCAATATCACCAAGGTTTTGTCCACCTGGTAATACTTCGACTGATGATCCTCTACCGTCTGCTGTTGTTGGGAAGAAGTAATCTTCGTTAATTGATAACGGATTATATGTAGCATCCATCATGTTGTTACCACCGCCACTCTGTGTAGGAATACGTCTTTGATGTATTTCGTTTTTGATACGTTCTACAAAGGCCATTGCCATATGACTTGGCATATTACCTACATCAATTTTAAACACTCTACGCTCTGGAGCACGTTGTATTCTGTATATCAATAGTGCGTCTTCTAACAGTTCTTTTTGCTTAAACACCTTAAGAACGTTTTCTAAGATACTTGTACCAAATGGCCAAGTAGTGTCTAATCCTTCAGATAATGACAAGTGAACTATGTGTTCTGAGTCTATACAAAGCTCGTTTAAGCCTTCGTTGAATCTACTACCACTACCGCCACCTAACGCACTTGCGTCTCCTCCGCCGTAGCCACCTGTACTCATGCCACCAGTACCACCACCTAACGCACCTCCTCCGCCAATACCTGGAGGTCTTGCCATTATGTCTTGTGTTGTTTTAACCGCTACTGACATATTTTCAAAGTTAGGGTTAACATCTCTTACTATATACTGCTCTGGTTTTTTGCCTTCTGATTCGTTAACAATAACTCTTGACACTTTTGTCATGTCAACCCAATACAGTTCAAATGTTTCTGGATCTCTAACAAACACTTGATCTCCGTACTTGATTGTATTTCTAAACAGCTTAAATGCTCGTTGATTAAATTGGTTTATATTACACCATTGTTGTAGCTGTGTTTTAATAATGTCAACTTCGTTGTCTGTTGGGTTGCCTTTAAATTCAACTTGGAATGCTGTTTGATTATTTTCATTTTGTTGAGTTGAAAACTCAGCTATAATATCTAAACAAGCATTGATTTCAGAATCCATATCCATTGATTCGTATTGATTGTACCTTGCTATCCTATTAGGGTGACCTGAATATACCTCAGGAAGTCTTGATTGGTAGTTCCTAAAAGCAAAGTCGTCGGATGATTGTCCAGTTGGGCTATAACTATCATTTCCCTTTACCGTGTTAGTACCCATTCCACTTATTGGACTAAACGTACCGTCTGTGCCTGGTGTTCTGTTGCTGAAATGTTTTTTATAAGTTGCCATTAATGTTCTCTTTTATATTAGCGTATATTTATCGATATACTATCATAGTAGCAAAATACTATAAACAAGTCAATACTAATTTAACCATTATGCGTAACTTGATGTTAATATTTTGCTTTGAATATTATTGGATGTGGCTACATGAGATATTAATTGATCCATTTTGCTAATCTGTTCTTTCATTAACTCAGATTGAGTTTCTGTTGTTCTAGCAAATTTCTCTGCGGCTTCTTTATCTACTGCTTGTGTCGGTTCAACGTCTAAGTTTGCTACTGTAGACGTATATTTTTCTTTTGGTCCTGCTAAATTATTATCGTCTTTAAGACTAGCTACAGCATTAGTAATACCGTTTTCAATGTTTGGTCCCATTATGTTAGGCATTTCAGCGACTACATCTTTAAGTTCGCCTATTGTTATTGCTCCATACTTCCCAACAGCATCAAGTCCTAACACGTTAGATACTAGGTCATCTTTATTGGCATTTGCTACTTTTCTTGCGGAACCTACACCTTCTAGTTGTGCTATTTTAACGATGTCGTTGTGTGGTGTTACGCCTGCGTCTAATAAGTTTTTCTGTGCTTGTTGTCTTGTTTGTATTGCGGAAAATCCTGTTTTAAATCTAAAGTCTTGCTTTTCTTTGATCTTATCTCTCTCAGTTTTGATAACATTCATAAGTTCTTTGATTCGCTGAGCTTCGTCGTCTGTTCTGTCTTTGACTGATTTCTTTGTCAGTATCCTAAGTTCTTTACTTAGTTCGCTGATCATTGGGTCAGTCTGACTTGGTTCCTCCATGCGTTCACCGCCAAATTTATCAGCAAGGAAGTTATTGGCTTTTACTAACGCAGATGATAATCCATCTGTAAACATTTCAGTGGCTTTTGCGGCCATTGGCATTGCTTTAAAGAATAGTCTTTGTACTTCTATCTGTGCTTTTTCTAAACTTTGTTGAGTTTTAACTAAATCATTAGTTAACGCATTAGCACCGCCAATCTGACCTTTCTGAGCGTCTGTGGCTTTCTTAATAAACTCCCCGTTTGTGCCCATTTCAGCATTTATAATATCAAACAGTCCTGCGGTATTCCCAATGATACTAGCGTTATCTCCTAACGCACGACCAGCAAACACTAACTGCTCTCTATTATCTCTAAGAGCCTGTTGCATCTGCTCTCTAGCTTGTAATTCATTGATTTGGCCACTTTGCAGTTGTGCCATAATTTTACTAGCACGTCCACCTGTTACAAATTCTGCTCGACGTGCCGCTTCAGTTGCTGTAAAGCCTGACGCTAAATCTCTAACACCAGCACCTAAAGATGAATCCATGTCGCTTATGCTTGATTGGAAGTTCATTATGCTGTTGATAGCACCTTGGTCTACTGTACCACGTAGTCCTTCCATACTTGCTCTGAATCTTGTTTCACTCAGTGCCGCATCTTGTTGGTCTTGTATTGCTTTTCTACTTTGACCAGTTACTTTTGAAAGGACATCTAACTCTTTGATATAAGATGTTGTGGATGCCGCTAACTGAGTAGCTGTCATTCCTTGACTCATACCTAATCTTGTTTGGCGAGTTAAGAATGCTTCTGTACTTTCGCCCATTTGTTCTGCACTAAGCCCTAATCTTCTAAGACTCATATCAGTACCTTGTGTCAGCTTTCTTGTGATTTCAGCAAATGTTTCAGCCCCTGTTCCTGTTAGTCCTTGGAATCTTGCTAATGTCCTGGATGATGATGCTATTCTTTTAGTATAGTCTTCTAACGTAAGACCAGACCGAAGCATTGACTCTTGGAATCCTTCTATACCTTCTTCAGTTAACGCTCCAGTTTCGCCAAGTGTTTGGAATCCAGTGACCTGCTTGCCCATCTCTGCGATGAGTATTTTTGAAGCACCGGCTAAAACATCAGTAAATCCTTTGACACCTGGTATAAAGCCAAGTAGCCCTTTAAAGGCTCCTGCGGTTAAGTCAACAGCCGCATCTAAGGTACCAAACCCGCGTTCCCCTTTAGCTAGACTTGATGCTAGGTCTTTACTACCACCGGCAACTTGACTAAGTCCGTCTGAGAAGTTTTTTAGTCCTTCTTTTCGCAATTTAGCAAAACTGGTATTAGACTGTTCTATCTCTTTAGCAAGCTCTTCAGTTACTTTGCCGCTTTCTTGCATCTGAGACATAAATTCTCGCATCAGTCTGGGATCATAATCATCTTCGAATGCCATTTATTTTTTCCTGGTTTTATACTGTTATAAGTAATATTGTATATTATACTATTTATGGTAATTAAAAATGACTGAAAATAACCCTTTACAGAAATACTTTAGACAGCCTGCAATTTATATCAAATTGCCTAGTGGTGGTCAGTTCTATCCAGAGGGTACATTAGATATGCCTCAAAACGGAGAGATACCTATATATCCAATGACAGCAATGGATGAAATTATGGCAAGAACTCCAGACGCACTGTTTAACGGCTCTGCTGTGATGCAGATCTTTAAGAGTTGTGTACCAAACATCAAAGACCCGTGGGCTATACCGCAAACTGACGTTGATCTATTGTTAACTTCAATTAAAATTGCCAGTTACGGACACGATATGGAAATGACTGTGACTTGTCCGCATTGTGAAGAAGTACAAGATTACACATTAGACTTAAGAACTGTTGTTGATAAGTTTCAAAGTCCAGACTATTCTAAAGGTGTACAGCTAGGTGATCTTGAAGTTTACTTTAAACCGTTAAACTATCACGAAGTCAATGATGCGGCTAAAGTACAGTTTGAACAACAAAAGACTTTACAGATATTAGAGAATCAAGAAGGTGCGACAGAAGAAGAAAAACTGACAGCAATGAGTACAGCATTGAATAAGATTACAGAGTTATCTCTAGACGCAATAGCAAACAGTATTTCAATGATCAATGTCGAAGGACAACCAGTATCCAATCCTGCCCATATCAAAGAGTTTATGGTCAACACTAATCGAGATGTTTTTAATCGTATACGTGATCATCTAACTGATCTTAGAGCAAAAACCGAAATGGAACCTTTAAAGATTAAATGTAGTGACGAAAAGTGTCTTAAAGAGTACACTCAACCATTTACTATGGATATGTCAAATTTTTTCGAATAAGGCTCCTGGCCTTGAGTCCTGACCAAATTGCTGATCTAGTAGACAGTTTAGAAAAAGACGTAAAAAATATCAAAACTGAATCATTAAAACTAGCCTGGTACATGCGTGGAGGATTAAGCTATACTGAAAGTATGGGGCTTAGTACTGATGAAAGAGCAATCATTAGTGCTATAATCAAAGAAAATTTAGAAACTACCAAAAAAACCAAAATGCCTTTCTATTAGGTTGACAAATATTAGCAAATCTGTTAATATATTATTTAGGATTAAAAATCGTGTATAGTTATCTAGAATACTACATTCTTAATAACTGTGTTTATTACATCGATTTAATGGCCTAAATACTAGATACTGTGTAAAATATTAGCACAGTGACAATACTTAGTATGACAATAATGTATTACTAAGTCGCAATAAAACGGGAATCAAATCCCAGGAGGAAATAAAATGGACGTATTAAATAACATAAAGAAATGGAGTTCATCTATTGCTGATGTAGCTGTATCACTAATGGCGATGTTTATCGTATTAGAACTACTTGGTGTAGGTAACATACCGTTTTTTCCAGAAGTTAACGTTATCGGTAACGTAACTGGTGTTGTTAAATCTTTAGGAGCTGAAGGCTTAGTAGGTTTAATCGCAGTATGGGTTTTATACACAATTTGGAATAAGAAGTAAGAGAATATCCTTACACCATTTCCACAGAATTAAAAGAGCACCTTTAGGGGTGCTTTTTTTTGGATCCACAATCAGAGATAATCTAACAGAACGTTAAGTCATGGATATCACATAATAAAGATTATGTTCTATAGTTCTTTAGGCGTATTAAAGATGTCTACGACATCTAACTTCTTCGCTTACGCTCGAAGTTGTTTTTCAGAATAAATTTAATTTGATTAATTTAATAACTGTATGTTCTTTCGTGCTTTATCTAGATCTTTCAGCCATACTTCACCTACACAAGGCAAAGTATGAAAGACACTTTATCTGAGTCTTACGCACATACTAATTAAAAGAAATTGTATTTCTACACGGAGGCGGTCAGCCGGTACCCCCTATTCTAGCTTCATCTGGCGGATGCAATGATAGCCGTAATTAGCCAACTATCAAAGTCACGTAGGTTGCTTTTTCTCAGAGCCTACATCATTTGGTTTTTAAACCTATTTTTTTACTGCGTCATCCTGTGTGTAGTCTTCTCTACACGTTCCAC